CTCATTGAGGGCACTGTAGATTGTCATCTCGGTCTGAGGTGTCCCGAGGTAGATGATGTGTCCGTCAGGTTTGAGGACAGCATCAAACTCTTTGATGGTTTCTGAGAGCTTGTCTCTCATGGTCTGCGTGGCGGAGTTGTTGAGGGACTCCACATCGTCAGCAATCACGATGTCTGCACGCGATCCCGTGATCTGTGAGGTGATCCCTTTGGACACCACAGAGGGTGCGTGCGAGGCCGGAGCAGGTCCAACGTCAAAGGCAATCTTGGAGTTCCGCTGTTCGTCCTTGGGACGTAGGTGCTCAAGCAGAGGCATCTCATGGATCAGCCTCAAGGTGAACGTAGAGAAGTCATCAGAGCGGGCCTTGGATGCTGAGACAACCAAGATGTTCTTGGTGGGGTCCATGAGCAACTGGTGGCATACATAAGCCGATGTGATCCAAGACTTACCGACACCACGGAACGCCTGAATGACTCGACGCTTTGGCCCATGCTGGATGTAGTCAGCAATGTCGTATTGAACCGGAGTAGGGTCAGGGAGCCCCAACTGCTTCCAACACAGAAAGAGAAAGTTACGGAAGTCTGCTAGGGGGTTGGTCTCAGTCACTTCTTAATCTTAAGGCGTCTCTTGCCTGATGCAGTCACAGCATACTTGATGGGCTTTGGACCTTTCTTACGGGCAATGGCACTGCGTTTTTCTGAGGCAGTCATCTTGTTGGCAACAGCTCTCGGACGGCACACTGGGTACTTTCGTGTGGACATTTCTTCACCAGAGCGTCCGCACTTTTTACCGGATCGGAGATCAATCCAGTCTTCCTTGAACCACTTGGTCAGACTCATCCCCTGTATCCTCCACCACGCCTCTTGTATTCACGGACCAGCCAAGCGTTGGCGTAAGCTGATGGGTAGACATCAAACTTCTTCTTTGCCTCTGACTTGACCCGAGAGTACAGGCTTGGGTTCGTAGGGGTCGGGCCCTTCTTTTTTACCTTAAGTTTCCTCTTTGCCATCACATTGCCTCTTTCTCTGGTTCTACAAATGGAAGGATCTTTGCGAGTTCCGCCAGCGGCTCACTGGCCTCTTCAACGGCTTCGATGTTGTTGTCCTTGAGGAAGGCTCGGGCCACGCTCAGTTCCGATGGGGTAGCCTCACCGGACTCAATGCGGGCCACAAGTTCTTGGGCGAGCAGGTTGTGTAGCCTGTTGATTGTTTCTTTGGTTATCATTTGGTACTCCTTTTCCCGACACATCGCCAGCGTTTGCGGCTTAGTCGTAATGCACTATTCGGATCTTTGGCTGCCTTAGGATGAGATTTCATTTGACCAAATGATCGTGCACAGTATGAGTCACCCTTAGATGTCCCAGGTCTGACACGAGGCCCACCACCCTTGGCTTGACCAGCTTGGCCGTAAGAGGTCTTACGGGTTCTCCCAGTCTTGGGATCTTTGTAAATCTTGACGCGGGCCTTGCCCTTTGCTGGAGATGCCATGTCAGACTCCTAACCTTGATGCCACAAAAGAACAAACTGCACCCACAACAGCAGCAGCACCCAGCATATAACTACGTCCTTGTTCGAGCTTGCGAAGTCTTTGATCTTGACGCTCAAGTTCTTCATCGTGGTACTTTTGTCTGGTGAGCATCGCATCGACTTTTCCTTCTAAACGACCCAAGGCCAACAGGATCTGATTGTCGCTTTCCATCTCAAGTGCCTGTGATCCGTAGGAAGGTGATGTAGGTTTTGTTGGTTGCACTAGAGCCGTTCAGTGTTGTACCAGTTGCATCGGCTTGTACTGTAATTTTTATCTTGTCATTTGTGGTGTTTGTCACATTGAACAAAGTAACCAAGGGGGACATTTCACTAGGGGTTGCTCCGGTAACACCTCCCCCTGATTCAACAAGAAGGTGATTGGTTGCAAAGTTATCAGTTGATCCCCTCAGTCTGAGTTCAATGATGTCCACGTTAGAACTTACACGACTGAACGACGAATGGAACATGACCAAGTACAGGCCCGTAGATGGGAATGAAAAGATTCCTGAGGACTGAGACAGCTGAGAAGATGTGGTGCCCTGCCCGGTAGAATCAATACGCTCCCATGAACTGAGGTCAACTTCAGCCGTAGTGATCGCTTGGTTGGCGTTTAGTCTGAATTGATCCGCCACAGGGTTCAACAGGTTTGATGGAATTAGACCTGAAGTATCCAGTTGAATGACTTTTCCGCTGTTTGCTGACGATCCAAACGAAGCAGTCTTACTTGCTTTGTCTGTATCTTTGACCACCCCGGAGGTCATGTTTGCGGGGACTTTTGTGGGTGAAGACATGAGTTACTCCTTAGGTCTTGATGATGTATTTGAGGGCGATGTAGGGCTGCATAATGTTGTGGGCAATACCATCTTCGTCTGAATTACCGCTGCCGGTACCCCCAGTGTGCGTTGTAGTTGCTCCAACTGATGCGGTAGTGAAAGTAATCGACTGAACATTTGGAGAAGCAGTCCCTTGTTCAGTGGAATTGACCACATTTATGTTATTCACAAATGTTCGAGTTCCGGTAATCGAGTGCTCGTGCCGAGGCATTTCGCTCTCGGTCAAAGCGTGTGTTTCACTACCCCCTGTTGTGCCCAAACCTTTTGAAGGTGTAACTCCAACAGGAACTCTGTTTTCAAGGTTTGGCAGGTTGAATGTGGTGAAGCCATCACCAGCTCCGTATGTCTCACCAATGATGTCAAACAAGGTTGAGTACGTTGTGCGACTTACGGCTGTGCCATCACAGACCAAGAAGCCTGTCAATGTGTTGGTGTCTACACCTGCAAAAGGAACCACAGCACCCGGAGGAAGTGCAGAGATACCACCAGAAATCGTGGCCGTACCTGTCACAGTCAGATCACCATTGACCTGTGTAGCCCCGTTTACAGTCAAACTGCTTGCGGTGGTTGCGGCGGCAGACAGGGTTCCAGTCACCGCTGCGTTACCGCTGGCGGTCACATCAACACAAGTCAGATCCCCATCAGCAGCCACCTTCGCCAGCGTCGTGTTTGAGCTGTTGGTGATGTTCAAGAGATCCGCAGTTTGGCTGGCGTGCCCCTTGAGGGTGATAGGAGTATCGCTTGCTGCGAGTGCCTCACCCGTTACTGGGAACGCAAAGACAGACTTGGTGTTACCAAATGCCAGTGCCATTACATCGGGGTTGCCCGTAATTGTATTACCATTGGTGATCGTAAGCGTCGTAGTGGTACCATCGGATGTCACCGTGAAGTCAGTGTTCGGTTGTTGGACCACACCACCCACGGTTACGATGAACATCTCGTTCTGAGTAGAAAGAGGTTGAGGTGACAATGCCAATGTCTTGTTGGGATCTGCGGTTGTCATCGCATCAATCGTGCTGGTGTATACACGAGGCACAGACGTTGGGCTGGTGCTGAAGGAAGTCAAGGCATCCACATACGCCTTGGTAGCAACCTCTTGCCCATCCACAGGATCTATGACGTTCTTGATCGCCTTGGATCCTGCGTTGAATTTGTTGTCAGCATCCAAAGGAATAGCACCAAGGTTCTGCTCACCGTTCTCTTGAAGAGCAAACAGGAGCTGCTTGGTGGCGTTGTTGAGTTCTTCGGCCCGAAGCAGGGATGCGTTGGTGAACGTGGTCAGCAAGTCATCCACAGGGGTTTCGCGGAAGATCCGGATGGTTGCAGTGCCATCTGGGAATGTAAGAGCTGAGGTGTCAACAGTTGTTGTTGAACCAACAATAGTGATAGGGAAACTTACACCGGGGTCTGTATTTCTAAAGTCTTGGGTAGAACCACCACTGGTAATAGCTTTTACTGCTAAGTGGGATTTGTTTAAGTATTCAAGCTGAGAGTCAGTGAACGAGACAGAGGCTGTCCCTACTGCTCCTGCTTCCTCATAGTAACTGTTTGGCATGGTTTACTCCGGTGTGGTTAGTTATCTCTTGGTATGCCTCTTTGGGCTTTTCTTGCGTTGGAAATAGCTTGATCCATAGCATCCTTGACTTCTGGGTACTCTCTTTGAAGCTGATTGAATGCAAGCCCACGGTAGTCCGTAAGAATGGATCTGAGCCTATCTTCACGGATGTCATCATCAAGAGTTTGATATTCGGGTGTATCAATCAGTTGAGCCATACGTTCCCGCAGGTTTAGTCCACGATTGTTACTTACTTCGCCAACAAGTCTCTGGAACTCGTCATAAGCGTCGTATTCTCCAACCTTAATTTCAGTCAAATCTACACCACCACCCGGCCCTCTGGTTTTTCGGGGGTTAGAGAATGAAGCACCGATCTCT